TGTTGTAGATGGCCAGTGCAGAACCAACTTCACCACCCGATGAATTGATTCGTACAGTCAAATCTCCTTGGGGGGCTTCTGAGAGAAAGTTAGTCACGTCGCCTACAGTTACAGCGGTGTCACCTTCGTAGAACTTATAAGGGGCTATTACATCATAAATTTCAAGTTCTTTGGCTTGGTTGAAGGCCAAGCGGCACTCTAACAGTTGACCTGATGGGAGTGCTTTACGATTCAATACAAGTGATTCCATTTTCAATCCCTTCAGGACAGGACGCATTGGTTATCCATTGCTCACGAAGTGTGGACATGGTCATTGAGTTGATGGTGATTACATCATTCCAAGATGATAGTTGATCACCCAGCATGGTGTAAAATTTACCATTGGCGGCATAGAACTCTGTACGAGACGCTTCAAAATCATCGGGACGGGATTGTTGCTTCTGTTCCAACACTCGTGTTTCATATTGCTTCAGCCCATTGATGACGTTTATGAATGCTTTATTGGCTGCTGGTCGTAATCGTTTGTCAATGGTGTCCTTATCTGGGGCTTGGTTAAGTTTGTCTTGGGCTGCTGCGGAAGTGTGGGCTGCTTGCTGATCCATGGCTTTGGCGGCATTGTCAGCTTGCATCTGTGCCATGTCGGCGGCACCAACAAATGTGTCAATCTCTTTACGTTGGAGTTCGTTGGATTGTTCTGCTTGTTTTTGAAGGTTGAGGCTGTGGTCTACAGTCATCAAGTTGACCGGCACATAACGCAGGTTGTTGGCGGGATCATTGGGGTCGATGTGCATACCCAGCAAGTTGGCAGCGTACTGACGATCTATCATGCCTATCTCGAATAGGTTGCGGAGAGATGTAGTAAATTTGTCAATGACACTGCGGTACAGATACAGCAGTTCAAATTCAAAGCTGAATAGCATCTGTGATGGGAGTGGGAGTAACTCCGTTCTGAATTGACTACAGATGCGGCTTATAAATGGCCCCATCCCAGTCTGAATAAATAATGCCACAGCTTGGCTTAAATCAGCAGATCCTGCTTGGGTTCCCATGTATGAGTGTAGAAGCACTGGTGGGACATTAAAGCCCCGTGACACGTCTTCTACAGAGAATGCACGGGTCTCAATAAATTGGAGATGTTGGAATGGGATACCCATGTGGACTGGTTTCAGCCCTTGTTCAAGTACACGAGTTTTGAAGATGTCTTCAAGTGGCGCGTTGGGGTCTTCGTTAAAATTGGCTTCAATGCGACTGAGAACTTCGGGTGCCAATCTGTTTTCAGTGGTCAGGAACATCTGCGTGGCTATCCCACGAGAATAAAATCTCCATCCAAATTCTTCAGATGCTTTGTACAACTCCAATGATATCTTTGAGTTGGAAATAAAACCCTGACCACGATGATACTCAGAGTCCAGTACCTTGCCTTTGAAGTGAACAATGTCATCACGGCATAGCAGTACGTATTCGGAATTCATATCACGAGAAGATAGCCCTGCATCAATTCGGTAAACCAATTCTCCTTTGGTGGCCAATCTGCCTGTAGCCAACTTCTCTTGACCTGTTGCACGGTAGATGTTGGCGGGTGGAATCCTTGAAGGATGGATGTAGTAGAGGCGTGCTGTGCGGCCTTGTTGGTCTTTCTCACGGATGTAGTAACAGTTGCCATCCATCAGCACATCATAAATGATCTGTAAAAGTGCTTCATCTGCTGACAGTTCTGGGTGGAAATAATGAGAAAACAGACGTGACGCAGGATGCTCTGTGGTGGCCACTACACGGGTTTTACTCTGTGAACCGGGTTCAAGAGCGTACATGCGACGTGGGACACCCCCAATCATGCCTGTGTAAATGTCCAAAGCACATTTTACAGCGGACAGTTTAAGAGCATTGGAACTCTGACTTGAGTATATCTGTTCATGGTTGATCACTCCAAATAAGTTCTGCCATGTCAAAGTAGAACCACTGTTCATCACCATGTCGAACAGGTTCTTTACCGCTGATTTTTTGATAGTGGCTTCAGGTGATTTGCGTGGCCATCCAAACATTATTTAAGTCCTCTGATTTCAGAGATTGTTTCTACTTCAGGGTATAGGTAAGAACCTATTGCCATAAGTCCAGCAACTATGCCGTCTATCTTATTTATTGATTTTGATCTATCGGGTCTGACTTGTCCATCACGAGATTGGACAATCACCACATTTCCAATCATCCAGTCTAAGACAGGGTGACCACCATGGAACAGTTGATGATCCAGAGATAGTGCTTCCATCCTTCTGCATGGTTCATTCATACCCGCAAAACTTTGAGGGTATGCACGAGCAGGGAGACCATACTGTTTAAGACTGGTGAAGATGTGGTGGGCACCCCAACGGTCAAAACAGACTTCTCTTAGCCCTCTGAAGTGGGTGAAAATACCTTTTTGCTTGTTCCCTTTTTCGCCTATCATTGCCGACAAGATAAGGTTCTCATCTACTGTTTCTTGTGGGGATGTACTGTTAATGAGTCCAGCTTCCCACCATATATTGTAAGGGAGGTTTTGTTCCATACTTCGTTGGTAAATGGATTGGGCAGGTACCCATCCCCAATGCAACATAATTCCATAGCGTGGGAACCAAAGATTGAGAGCAGCTATATCTTTAACTGTGGCATTGTCATAGCCAGCGTAGCATTCTTCATCCTTCAGAAATTCAATCTGTTTGATGTACCATGACCAGTACAATTGGAATCTGCCAATGTACACATCCAAAGATGCTGATGAATGCCACTTGTCCGACAAAGCAATGTTGTGCCATAGGGAGTGTTCTTCAATCCACTTTCGAATGGCTACGATAGAGAGCAATGGAGTTTCTGGATCAGCATTACCATTGGCCCAAATGTGTTGAGGTATCCATGCTGTTTCAGTTTTGGTACGGACATTCAAATGTAGACGAAGAAACCTATTCAGTTCATTGGGGTTATTTTCAGCATTACGAACCAGTCTCTGGAAGTAATCTTCAGTAATGGAAACGCCGAAGTTGGGATTGGCTTTACGCCATACTTGCTCTGATCGAAAATCATCTGAAAGTTGGGCTTCATAGATTACTGGAAGAAATGTGGGTTCCCATTGCTTGTCTGTGGCAATGGCTTTGGCTTTCTCATACAGGTTGTTGCAGACGGAAGGCCGGTCAAAGTCAGCAGTGGTGGTGTACACAATAAGTGGTTGTCTGCGGGCACCAGTTCCTGTAACCATAACATCAATAAGGTCGCTGTTGGCATGAGCATGTACTTCATCCACATACACAAAGTTGGGAGATAATCCATGCTTGGTATCGGCAATTGAAGATAGGACTTTGAATACAGACCCATCAGTGTGTTCAAATGATCGTGTGGAACGAAATACTTTGTTGTCTCGTAGTCGTGACAACAATCGTGGGTTGGTTTCAATGATGTACTGACAATGACGAAAGTTGAGGGATGCCTGTTCAATGTCCGCAGCACAACAAAAGTTTTGTGCTCTCTTTTCACTATCTATATAAAACATAATCAGGGATAGGACTGCTCCGAAGGCTGTCGTCTTGCCATTTTTTCGCGGCACATATATGAAGCATTCTCGGAACCTTCGGTAGTTGGTCCCTTCTTCTTTCCAACAGAACAAGTTGGCATAAATTCGTGATTGCCATTGCTCAGGTATAAACGGCAGTCCTGTGTTTTCTGCTTCCGGGTAAAAACATTCATTGGTGATGAATGCTACAATCTTGTCCCACTCCTCTGTATCGAAGTAATATCCTTTAGCAGAAGTGAATGGATCGTAGAGTGGGATGCCTTTTAGGAAAGTGGTGGTAACAACTTCCTGCCATTGCCAGCCAACCAATTTTCCTTTCTCATACAAAGTCTCTGGTATCTTGAGTCTACTGGGTCCATGGATGTAAGAAGAAGCTGGGTCAATTTCCAATTCAAGGTCAAGCATGAGTGGGGGTTCTGCTTTGTTTAGTTGTCAAAAAGAATGGTGTCTGTCTCAAATGACATTACCTCATCTTCATCAGATCCTGTTCCTGTCCATGTGAAAGTAAGTACACCTGAGTATTTATATCCTATCAACCCTTTAATGGTTTCTGAAGGTAATAATTCAATGGTGGCGTATGGGGCCTCATCACCTGTACCAGTTCCGGGTGGGTCTGTGAATGTGGCAGTCCCAGATATCGTGCGGGATGTGTCTGTTTCGCCATTACGTTTGATGGTAAATGTGGCAATAGCATCAGCAAAGTACAGGGTGCCTGTGACCGATATTGGTGTCCCATCTGTGTCAACAATTGGGATTTGAATACTCCTACCATTGGCTGTAGTGTAAGAATCCCCAATGGTAAGTGTTCCGGGGAAGGAAGTAATTGTCCCCGGTTCCAATACCGCTGCTGCCAACAACGATGTGATAGCAGAAGCGTTGCCTATCAGGTCTGTTTTGTCTGCTATTTGTGTGGACAGCAGATATCCAAATGTTCCGGCAATGTATGATCCGGGTTCCACTGTTGCCCACGGATCACCACCACCACCACCACCTGATGGCGCATTGGCCAATGCAGCAACTGTGAACACGGATGTGCCTGCCGTGAAAGCGTTGTACAGAGACTTGCCGACTGAGGATGCGGTTGTAAAGTCTCCGGCATTTGCATCCTGCCAAACACCCGTTGCAATCTGTGCCGCTGTCAGGTTGGATGGGGCTGTGTAACTGGCCGAGGCCAATCGACTGCTTACAGTCGCATCAAGATTTGATGCAACCGTCGTATTTGTCGTACCGATATTCGCCGCGAGCGTGTTCGTCCACTGTGTCGTGCTTAGGGCAGTGGCGGCAAGTGCCAACCCGCTCTGGATCTCAGCCACAGCATCCGCTGCCAGCGCCGATGCGTTCAGCACATCAGCCACCATCAGCACCGTCTGCGACTTGTCGTAAACTTGAAACGTCGCCGTCGTCAATGTTAGCGTGACAAACCACCGAGCAACCGGCGTTGTGCTGACCAACGCGATCAACTCATACTCGCCAGCAGGCACATCTGTGTACGCTCCAGCGTATGTGCCTTTGCGATTCGTTGCCTCCGTTGTGCTGACTGACGCGACCTGCGTATCGCTGCCGACCGCAAACAATTTCGCCGTGATTGTCTGCGAAGGTGGTGATCGGAATTCGATTGTTTGTGTGGCCATTACTATCCACCTTCTGGTTGATTATCTGTCTCGATTTTCTTCAGCAACTCAACGGCAGTCGTCTGGATTGCAACTGATTCGGTAAGTGATTTGTCGTGGCTGATTGCCTTCGCACCCGTCTCGACCAGCACTCGCAGATTGTTCATTTCTTCTTTGGTCAACATCTGATTCCCAATCCTATTAAGTCGCTGCCCATGCAGCATTCACGCCCGTCAGAACGACACCGCTTTGACTCAGAGTGTAATCAAATCCCGCCTGCTGATACCGAGCAGGCAGTACCCCCGGATATGCCGCGTTCAGAAACTGGGTAAACGCTGCCGCTTGGGTCATAATCTCCATAAGTCCGGCACCGAGTGCATCAATAATCGACTGCATTTCTGCAAGCGAGTATCGTGAGCCTTTGCCGACGAAAGCAGTTTCTGTTGTCGGATTGCCATCACCGTCTAGTACGGGATCTCCATTCGCGTCTTTTACAGGCACGCTCTCGTCTGATCCAGAGACACCCCAGAATTCTTCAAATGTTGCTTTGAATTGCGTCAACACACCGTCAGTAAACTGATTCGAGCCTATCGCCTTATTTCGGGCATGCTCCAGTGCGTTGAATGTTTGTGTTGGAATTGGAAATGCCATAGTTATGTTCCGTATTCAATTTCCACGCCGTGAAGCGCAAACTGCCATCGCCATGTTTCTGCCGCAATACCTGTGACGCTGATTCGCACGTTCGTTGTGGATGCCGTCACTGCCACATCCGCTGACGCATTATCTTCGTAGTCAGTGCCGATCGTCTGATTGTTTACAATCGTCACAGTGCCCGCGACATTTTTTGCAGACACGCGGCGGGTGTAGCACGCGATTGCTGACCCGTCCGACTTTACGCCAGCTACCAATATCTGGAAATGGTACGTGCGGCCAGATGCGATCGGGAGATCCCAGTTGACTGGTGTTGCGGACGTAGACCTTTGCTTGTTGGTCGCTTCGATCAGTTGGGCACCACCCTGGCCATTGTATGAATCGAGCGACATCACTCTCTCGCCAGAGAATTGTGTCTTTCCGTATAAGCCCGTAGCAATTGAATATGAGTGAGCTACGCTGTGCGTGTTTCCAAAAGCTAAAGCTTCGCTCTGAGACACAACATTACTAAACCCGACAGCAAACGAATTCGCCCCGCTGACTGAGTTCGTCGAACCTACTGCTCCGCTTCTCGCTCCTGATACCGTATTGTTTATTCCGGCAGAAAAACTCGTATCGCCTGAAACGACCTGTGCCGCTGCCGTCCGCGAAGTCTGCAAGTCAACCGCACCAGTCCCCCTCGCATTACCACCAACGGTAGTGCTATCAGCTATCGGCCCCAGATAGAATGCTTCGAGTGCTGCTGTCGTAGCGTTCGGTCGGAACTGGAGCCAGCCAGTTATAGTTGCACTGCCTAAAGCGTAACCACCGATAGTCAAGCCTCTAAGAGTGCCACCGGCACTCCCATTCCGTGGGCCGATCTCGAAGTTGGCCGAGGCTACACCTCGGATTTGGAGGAATTCGTGGGATGTAGAGCTTGTGTAGGTGTTGTAGACACGGAAGGTTTGGGCGTTGACTCCGTTTTGCTGACTGAGTAAGTTGGAAGATCCTTCCGTGGTAAGGTCCACGTATATCGAACCACCCCCAGCCCCCTTCCAGCGAAGGATATTCGTGTTCAGTATCAATTCCGATGTCGTCATTGTAACCGCAGTCGAACCCCCCATCGGAGTAAAGGTGAATCCAGTGCCATACACTGCCCCTAGCGTCCATGCACCTAAACCGCTCGATACCCCGAGCTGAATCGTTCCACCACCCCACGTATCGCTGAATTTTATGTACCCAGTACCAGCATCTACACTGAATTGAGGATTATTATTCCCGGACCCCACATTCACAGCGGAAAAATCTATCCATTTTTGTCCAGATCCCCAAGTACCATTCTGAGCACATTTTATGGATGCGTATGCTCTCGGAGAATTAAGGTTCCCCGACAAGTCCAAAGACTTTGCCAGCGTCAACGTCTGCCGTCGATCACGGCTTCGCGTCGGCCCTGTCAGACCGCTTGAAACTAATCCACTAAGCATTAGTAATCCTCCACCTGTCCAGTGATATGAATCGTGCGACCCGAAGTAACGACCGCAGTGATAACGCCGACGTAAATTCTCGCGGCTGCCACCAAAATCATGACAGGCTTTCCGCTCTGATCTAGCGGTAATCCGACCAAGTATGCAGAACCGAGCACGTCGATGTTGACCGTCGTCCCACTCGTCAGCCCTGATCCGATCGGTACGTTAATTGTGCCGATTAGATACTTTGTCGTCCCGGAATCTGTCGAGAGATAAAACGATATTTGTTTTGCGGCTGAATCGTCGGACGCAATCATGATTGATTTGACTTCGGAGCCTTCTGAGCCTGCTGTCATAAACAGCACCGTGTTCGTTGGTGCCGTGCCACCGTTAGCCGCGATAAACGATGTCGAATTGACAATCGAGACGACTGGATTTTGAATCGTCTGTGTGATCGGAAGTGTTGTTGTTTTTGCCATTTATTTCACCATGCTGCGTTAAGAATTGTTTTTGCTGATTCAGAAGATCCACTAGCCGCCCACGATGGCAAGCCCCCAGCCACTGTCAACACCTGTGCCGCTGATCCGATGCCAAGCCGTGTGAACACACCGCCAGCATTGCGATAATGCAAATCGCCAGTTGCATCGCTGCCGACCGTTACCGTTACGCCACCAATCACGGCCCCAGTCGATAACGTGCCAGCCGTGACAGTGCCGAGTGTGGCGATGTCTGTGCCTACTAGGTTGCTCGCCGCAATAGATCCCGCCAGCATTGCGTTTGTGACTTTCAAGACCCCGATCGTTGCCGCAAATGATCCTGTGCCTGTGCCTGTCACATCGCCTGTCAGGGCTATCGTCTGATCGCCAGTGTTCGTGCCGCTGCTTGTGCCGCTAAAAGTGCCTGATTGTGTGGCAAGTGATCCAAGGCCGAGCGTTGTGCGTGCCCCTGACGCATCGACAGCCGTCATCAATGCGCGACCGACTGTTGTCGTATCAATGACTTGTGTTGAGATCAATGCTTCAACGGACATGTCTTTTCAGCCTTCAATCTT